CTTAAAAAACACTTGAGGATTCCAAGTGGCGTACTCTGATAAAGTGATAGATCATTATGAAAATCCTCGCAATGTCGGTAGGATGGACGAGAAAGATGATGATGTAGGAACAGGCATGGTCGGTGCTCCGGCATGTGGCGATGTTATGAAGTTACAAATACAAGTAAAAGATGGAGTGATATTAGATGCAAAGTTCAAAACTTACGGATGCGGAAGTGCTATCGCGTCTTCCAGCTTGCTTACCGAATGGGTTAAAGGAAGAAGTCTTGATGAAGCTGAAGCGATTAAGAACACAGACCTTGCTTCAGAGCTTGCCCTCCCACCAGTTAAAATCCACTGTAGTGTACTTGCAGAAGACGCAATCAAAGCTGCAGTAAATGACTATAGACAAAAACATGAGGAAGTATAATGCCTATTAAATATAAAGAAGACACTGTTGTTAAAGACCGACAATCTGGTAAGACTAAAACACAACGATCTTACATTAAAAATATTTCGACTGACGAGCTGAAGAATGCTCTTGAAGGTCGCAACACTTTGCCAAAGCTCAAGCAAAAAATTCGCAATGAGCTTACGAGGCGAAAAGTAGATTACTGATGGAACAAGTAGTCCAAGCACATCAATGTCCTGATGATATGGTGTGTCTTACCAGCGAACAGTGGTTTAATTTCGTAAACGAACATGAAGTTGAATTGACTGATGAGTTAGGTTCTATGGAAATGGCAGATATCGGTGATGCGCAAGCAGTAGCTGATTTTACGTGGCAAGTATTATTTTTAAGTCCTTGGGAACTCGCTTACATTGCACTACCAATGAGCGTGTTAGCATTTTATGGTTTATCCATATACGCAACATTCAAATGGTTACAAAAAAAATTTAGTTAAAGGAGAATAATAAAATGCAGCACAATAAGTACGATGTAAAAGTACTCAAGGTAGTCGATGGAGATACGGTAGACGTAGACATTGATTTAGGCTTCGGCATTACGCTCACAGACGAGCGCGTACGGATCATGGGTATCGATACACCCGAGTCACGTACTAGTGATAGGGTCGAAGATTTATTCGGTGAAGCTGCAAAGGCTCGCTTGAAAGTATTACTGAAAGGTGGTGCTAAACTAATGACGACCGAAGACAAGCATGGCGAAGACATGAAAGGTAAGTTCGGTCGAGTACTTGGTGACTTCGAAGTCTACGATGGAAAGAATGACCGTTGGTGCCGAGTGACTGAGATCATGGCTGAAGAAGGTCATTGTGTACCTTATTTCGGTGGAAGTAAGGAAGAGACTCAAGCAGCTCACTTGGTCAATCGTGAACGACTCCTATCAGAAGGTATCGTTGACAAAGCTAAGTACGACAAAGCAGTCATTCTGATGGAAAAAAAGAGAGCAAAAGAAGCAAAGTAATATGATTACTATGTCACAAAAAGCTCAAGAACATGCTATTAAGAGTCTTAAAGCTCGTAATAAAGGGGCAGGTATCCGTCTTGGTGTAACAACCACCGGATGCTCTGGCCTAGCATATATTATAGAATTTGTTGACATTCCACAAGAAGATGATATAATATCTAAATGCGGTGATGTAGATGTATTCGTAGATCCTAAAAGTAATGTGTACATAGACGGAACTGCAGTAGACTTTATTCGTACCGGATTAAACGAAGGATTTGTGTTTAGAAACCCAAATGTAGCAGCAGAATGTGGCTGTGGTGAAAGTTTTACTGTTTAATTGAAATAAACAGTTGACAATCATGTCAGATCCTGGTATAATAGAAAATATTGAATCGTGGAGATCTGTATAATGACTATGCATCTAATCCGAGGGGCCAACTCTCTCAATACTCGTAAACCCAAGCGTAAGCTAACTAAAGGTCGTATTAATGAGCTTCAGCTAGCTTGGCGCACTCACAACAAGCAAATGAAACAATCCGGCAATCATGATTTGCGCTATGATACGTTCGAAGAATATCTCGATTATTGCCACGGTAAAGTAAAAGTAAAAAAGGAATTCAAAGCTTATGAACCGAACACATCGTATCGCCGCGAGACACCGCACTATCCATCGTCAAGCCTCCCAGCGCCGAACAAGCATGCGCCTGGGAAGTCGGCAGGAAGATCAGAACGACAGCAGTACACAGGAGACCTCGTCATCGGAATCGCTACAATGCACAAGTCCAACGCAGTCCCAGTCATGCGAGGAACCGAGCAAGCTAAAGAGATCTCCAGAATGGGAAGATGACCCTTATTCACTTTAGTTATATCCTTATTCCTAAATGATCTAAAAAAAGTGAAAAAAAGGTGTACAAGCGGCAAAAATCCTGTTAGAATGGTACTCATAAATTAATTGATAAGGTTTTTATATGTTCTTTCTAGTTTGTAATGGTTTTCGTAAAGCAGGTCCTTTCGCTGATAAGCGTATGGCTGAAACTGTTCGTTTGACTTATCCTAATCCAAAAGCTTTGGTTATCAAGCAGGATGGCAATTGGAAAGTCAACTGTGACTTCGCTGATGTAGGTGACAAGGTTGAGTGGACTGGTGGCGCAGGTACGATTCAAGGTCATGTCGCTTATATCAATCGAGACATACCTACTGGCGATCCTCGTAAGAATGCTGACTATTACATGATTCGTACTGAAAAGGGACGTGGTCACTACATCAACAGTAACATGATGAAGATGCTACGTCCTAAAAACCTTTCAGCCCCAGTTCAACAGGAGTTATTTGCATGAGAGATCTAATATTTCGAACTGTAGGTCTCATCATGATTCCTGTCTTTATGTGTATACTTGCTGTAGCAGCTTCAACATGGATAACAATGATATGATTACTAAACTTCATCTTAACGCAGCTGTTCCTTCGTATTATTTAGAAGGTGAACTTGGTGAACTCGTTCTAGATATCGTTGAACGAGCTTCGAAAGAAGAAATTGATCAAGATCAGTTCATCGATCATATGCAGGGCTTCGGCTTTACTGCTCAAGAAATTATGGACATCTATTGTGATGACGTACTTCCTTGGATTTTAGGTAAGCTGGCATGAACGGATTTCGTAAGCTTCAAGAACGTCTTCGTGAAGAAGGCTGGTATGTAGGATGGAATCATTACTGCTGCCAAACATGTGCTTGGGAGGACGTTCCTTTTGAATTTGATGATGGGACAGAAATTGACTTTTCAAAAGTTCTCTTTAATCATAGCCAAGACTGCGAAGTATATGATGATGACGAAGCAGAATGTGAGTTCTGTGATGGTGAGGGATACGACGAGGATGACGAAGATTGCTCTGAGTGTAACGGCACAGGCATGAGCTACTCGAATCTAAACACCGATGATTACGATACGAGTCAGCCTGGGTTTGTTTGCAACACGCCTGAACAACAAGACGATAGTACTTTTTGCTTTGATGGTAGTGCTGAAGGTGTTAAGAATCTCAAAGCAATCCTTCCTATTATCGAAGAGTGTGGATGCGAATGGTTTTGGGGTGAGTCCGGCGAAGAACGTATCGAATTGACGTGGAAACTGAAATGAGCATGAATCTTAGAGAAAAAATAAATATGCGAATGGACATACTTCAAGATTGGATGGAAAACAATTACCATCTTAAAAATCCTGAAGCAGTCGTTGAACATATTGAAAATGTCTCTAAGTTTTGGAGTGTGCTTAGTGAAGAAGATCGTGATTATATTCACGGTTGTAGATATGCGATTGAAGAAAAATCGGAGTGGAACGTATGACCGAATTTAATAGTGTAGTAGAGCGACAGCGAAAAATGCTAGAAGCTGAAAAGTGGGCAACTCATGTTGCTGGTATTCATGTTCATGGCTTTGATTCTATGTGGTATGACGACCATCCTGAAGATACGGAAGGTACTAAAATGGTTACCGACATAGAATACAACTGTGGTCGAATCGAGAGACTTCAGGGTGGTAAACATCTTCGTAACTTTGGAGAAGAACTCCAAGGCGAAGCATTACTGGATGCATACTTAAAAGGCTAGCACATGAAAATTACTAGAACTCATGCGGGTATAGCAATCATATTGTTATACTTCTTCGCTCAATCGTATGTTGTAGATGCTCAAGTAATCAGTGACGATGAGTATTGTCTTGCACTGAATGTTTACCACGAAGCTCGTAGTGAGAATCTTGCTGGTAAGTTTGCTGTATCAGATGTTGTACTGAATCGTGTTAATGATAATCGCTATCCTAATACAATTTGTGGTGTTGTAAAGCAAGCTGTATTAAGTAAGTGGCATCTTGAGCAAGGGCGTGAAGTACCTGTTCGAAACAAATGCCAGTTTAGTTGGTATTGTGATGGTCGTAGTGACGATCCTACTGATATGGATGCTTGGGCTGAAAGCCGGCTCGTTGCATATCAAATGATCGAAGGTGGTCTGTATCGAGGTATCACTGAAGGTGCAACACACTATCATGCGACTTATGTAGAACCTTCGTGGCGTACGCGGTTTAGTTTAGTAGGTCACATTGGTTCTCATATCTTCTATAGAGCAGAGTGATAAATATCTCTATCGTATATTATGAATGGAGATAACAATGGCAGTAGCTGGAATCGATTACAGCTTAACAAGCCCAGCACTATGTATCCACGAAGGTGAAACTTGGTCGTACTCAAATTGCAAATTTTATTACTTGGTAAAAAATGATAAGTTGGCTCAAAAAACTAAGCAGTACATTGGTGAAGAATATCCACACTGGAATCATGATGTCCAGCGTTTTACAAACTTGGCCAATTGGTCAGTCGGTCATTTATCTAGATCGAACGTCACTCGAGTTGCTCTTGAAGGATATGCATTTGGTGCTGTCGGAAGAGTCTTCCAGATCGCAGAAAACGCAGGAATCTTAAAACTCAAACTATGGGAGACTGGTCTAACCGTATTAACGCCAGCTCCTACTGAGATTAAGAAGTTCGCCACCGGCAAAGGTAATGCAAATAAAGAACGTATGGTGGAAGCATTCGAAGAAGAATGTGGTGTCGATATAAGAGACGAACTTGGAATTAAAACTAAAACTTGGAATCCTATTTCAGACGTAGTAGATGCATACTACATATGTAAGTTTGGATTCGAATATAGGAACGACTTATGATAGTAATATTCAACGGGCCTCCGGGCTCAGGTAAAGATGAAGCTGCTGCTTTCTATAAAGAAAACTTTGGCTTTGGTAATCTATCCTTTAAGTATCAGCTATTCAAAGAAACCATTAATCACTTTGAAGTTGATGAGCAGTGGTTCATGGAAGGTTACGATGATCGAACCACTAAGGAAAAGCAAGAGGTTGCTTTGAATGATATGTCTCGTCGCGAAGCTATGATATACGTGTCGGAAGATATCCTTAAGCCAAAGCAAGGCTTAGATTACTTTGGTCGTACAGTTGCTGAAGAAATCGAAGATGGTAATCATTATGCTATTGCTGATGGTGGATTCGTAGAAGAGCTTCAACCTTTGGTCGAACGAGTAGGTGCTGAAAATATTGTAATCGTTCAGCTTACTCGTGAAGGGCATGACTATTCTACAGATTCTCGTCGTTACTTTAATGGTAGACTACGTAAAACATTTACTATTAACGAGTCGACGGAAATTGAAAGTCAATATGTGTTACCTGAGGAACTCAACATCCTCACATATCGTATACATAATAATGGAAGCATTCGTAATTTTCATGATGTGCTAAATAATATTTTTGAAGAATTAAGTGAACAATATGTTATCGAAGAAACTCGAGGGAATACCGATTCCCAATGTGATAAATCTAGCTGAGTGCGTTGACCGTAAGGAATATACCGAAGAACATTTTCGGAACTTAGGTATTCCTAACATACATATGCATACCTATAAGCGGTATACTGAAGATCCAGATCCGATACCTTTTGTTGGAGACCCAGAGCTCATCAAAGGTATTACACCTGGCGTTACTTCTTCTCACCTACTTACAATCAAGTGGTGGCTAGAAAACACCGATGAACCTGCAGGAATCTTTTTCGAAGACGATGTAGATTTCTCTGCAATAGAGCATTGGCCCTTTACGTTGCAGGAGTTTATCGACAGATGTGGTGATTCGTGGGGTGCTTTACATCTATGTAATGTATTTGAATATCCCTATGACGTAGACAACGAATATCCAGCAATGGTACCTCGTAGACGTAAGATGTGGGATCATGGTCTGCAATGTTATATGCTCAAGCGAGAATATGCACAAAAGATTGTTGACTACTATTTCGATTCGCCCAAAAGGCAAATTCACATTAGGATGCCATTAGCAGCTCCTCCTTCTTTTGAAAACAATGTATTGCATGGCTTCGGGCTAGTGGTGTCATTCCCTTTGTTTAATCAAAATGTAACTGACTTCCGCTCGAAGAATATATACTATTACAACAAGCAGGCTCAGTCTGCAATTTATTCCTACGAGTTTATTAAAGCATGGTGGGAACTAAAAGGCAGCAAAATGACGCTAGAAGAAATTTTTGACAATGACCGTGAGAGTCATAAAACGTATGGAGTATTAGAATTATGAGTTGTATCTACAAAGGCGAAGTAATTGACACAGAGTTGTCTATGAACTCGTGGGGTGGTACTGAGCAGATGAGAACAAGACTGATCAAGAATATCGATAAGTCTTTATTGGAAAATGTGGCAGTTCATTTGTCTCGACCCAGGGAGCTATATGATGATGTACCGAATATCCTTTGGTGTCACGATTTAGCAGAAGACCCAGAAAACAAAATCTTAAGTGATGGCGGATGGGAAAAGTTTGACCATTTTGTTTTTGTATCAGCGTGGCAACGAGATCAATACATTCTGAGATTTGGTATTCCATTTTCAAAGTGCGCAGTCATCCATAATGCTGTCGAGAAGGAATATAGCCCACGCCAAAAAGATATGGAGACGATTCGATTCGTTTATCATACAA